CCGTTTTCTAATGCTGTGTGAATTTCTTGAATAGTCATTTTCTTTGTTTTAAGAGTTAATTTTTCTTTTTAAGTGCCATACGCCCGAAATATTATTTCGATTGCTTATTTTAGCTTTTTTAAAGCTAAAACCCATATTTACAACTTCATTTAAGGCGTGAAAATTGTAAACAATAACCATTTTGTCAAAACTTTTAATTTTACCGTCTATGACTTGATAATTTGCTCCCATAATTTGAGTTTTTAAATTTGAATTAAAACCGTAACTATCACACCAGCGAAAAATAAAAGTGTGAAGATGATTTTTGTTTGCGTTGGATTTTTCATTTTAGTAATTTACATTTAAATTACGTCCTAAATCTTTACAAAGCCTATCGAAGTACGATTTTTTAACCCATTTTGAAAAATGACTTAATCCAGAATTTCCAAAACGTGGCGAAGCATTTACTAACACATTCCCATTGTGACCTTGTGAAATTCTATCGATTACATAACCGTGTGAATTTTCTAAAACTGATTTTAAAGATTGATTTTTCATAATGAATAAATTTAAAGGGTTAATTAGTTCCCAAGCCCCAAACGAATAAGGGTTAAAAGTCTTTAAACTTACAAGGGAGTTATAATGTGGTTTATTTGAAAAAATAATGTGTTTTTGCAAATTCTATAAATTCAGTTTCCCAATTAAAAAACTTTAAGAGGTCGTTTTTACTTATGTTTATAAACTTATTTTTTTGTGGTTCAAATACTTTTATAAAATCAATTCCTTTTTGTGGGTTGTCGTATGTATCAAGAATAAATTTTAATTCTTGTGCAGTTTGAAACATAAATTTTCCGTTTGTGCTTCTGTATCTCAAAGAAATTAAAAACGTTCTTTGATCCTGGTTTAAAATATGTAAGTTCATAATTAGAATTTTTTGAAGTTTAATAATAAGTTTGGAATTTCGTTTGTTTTCGTATTGATGCAAAAAAGATAATATTTACTTTGAGTGTTGTCGATGAGTAATGAAAAATCTTGTATCTCTTCAATACTATTTAATTTTTCAATCATACCTTCAAACGGTGTAAGGTTGCCAAAATCCGCACTAATTAAAATGCTTTTATTTGTGTTTGTTTGCGTTACTTTATAACGTGCTGGTTTTGTATCAGTCCACCCAATAAAAGCGAATTTTAAACCGATTGTATTATTTAATCTTTTTGAATTGTTCATAATGATAAATTTTAATTGTTGTTTTTGATAAAATATTTGTATTCGTTTCCTCGTTTGTCAATTGGTTCGCTTTTTGCGATTATTTCCCTTTTGCCTCTTAAACTCCATTTCGCGCTATATGGATAACCTTTTGAATCGTCAACAGTTAAAATAGCGTCTAAATTCATAAAAGAATTGTAATACTCTTCTTTTGTTACTTCTTTCATAATTTCTATAATTTAAAGATTGTTTTTTGAGTTTTGAATTTGGCAAAAACTGCCCGATAAAATGCTTAATAGCATACATTTAAAGACTTTCCACCATATAAGAAGAAAGAAACTTTGTCGAATAATTTTGATAGTGTTTTCATTTGTTTAGTTGTTAAAGTGTTATGTATTGCAAAGTGTTTCTTGAAAATTTATCAATTGCTTTTTTAATTGAAGATTTTCTGTATTTTCTATCTGTATCACTTCCCCAACGGTAAGTTTTGAATACATTATTTAATCTTTCGATATCGTCAAAATCAATCTTTGAACGTTTTAAAACATCCTCAGAAGATGCCAAACATAAACCACCGTGATTTTTAATCATAAAAATTTCGTGTTCATTCAAAATAATTTCTTTAGTTGTAAAGGTTGCCGTTGCCATAATAATAATAAGATATAAGAGTTAATAATTAGATTAAGCGTTCATATCCCCAAAAACAAGGACAAAAACAAGGATTAAAGAAAAGGTAATAAAAATAGTGTTACGGATAATGATTGAATTTTTCATTTTTTTTAGTTTTAAAGTTAGTAACTATCAAAGGAATCGAACCTTTGCAATGTAATAGTATTGCAACCGTTATAGTTTACTTTTGGTTTTTCGTGTTCAAACTAAACTTTAAAGACTTCCTTACTAATATAATTAATAAGGCTTCAAATTCAGGAAGGTAAACACTGCCAAAAATCATAATTTCAAAGAACCGTTACAAAAGGACTTTATTAATTTTCTTCCTTTCCAACACTGTAAATATACAACTTAATTTAATATAACAAATAATAAAAGTAAATAAAGTTAAACTAGTTATTAACATAATTAAATATAACAAATGTAGTGATAATAAGGAATAGCAATGATTACGAAACGTTTTCGTTGAATATTACTAAAATTAATCAATCCCGATAACAAAAAACACCCGCAAAAAACGTCACGAAAACACCAAACAAAGAAAAACATCGATAAAAAGCATATACAAACAATACTATTCTATATAAGTAATTACTCACAAAAAGATATTATACAATTTACTAACTTTGCTAAAACCCAATTAAACAGTTAAGCAATGGACACAAACAACAAACCACAACGAACAAACAAACCTAAAAGAGTATTCACACTACCCAGCAAAGCGATAGACTACACCAATCCAACACCCGAACAGATAGAAGCATTCCACAACATAACAACACTAATAAGAAAAGGAACACCAATGTACAAAGCAGCTGAACAACTGCAACAAATGACACCTAATACATTCACACATCTAGCAGCAGCGAACGACTCACTTAAATTGGCTTACGCGCGTGCATGCGAAGAGCGAGAAGTAGTTCTCTTCGATAGAGCCTTAGAGGTTGCAACGGACAATACCAACGACTTCTATTTGAATGATAAAGGGTATTTAGTCCCTAATCCTGTGGCTGTTCAGCGTTCACGTGTGATCATTGATACAGTGTTCAAGGCTCTGGCTATAATGAACCACAAGAAGTACGGCAATAGGCTAAATGTTGACGCCAACGTTAACGTGACTAATCCACTTACGCCAGACGAAGCAGCCAAGATACTCAACGAACTGGAGTGATCACCCGCACTGGCTATGCGTTGCAATACCTTTGTTTTAAGGGGTTAAATCGTATTGTACCACTATAACACTATCTTTATTGTTGTCGTTCGTTATAAGCCACTATGTAGGCAGCGGGAGGTTGTTATAATACAAACCTTTGGGAATCGAGAGAGGGGGGTTGTCTATAGCTCAACAAATATTTTTACTAAATTCTGCTGTATGATTTTTTATTCGTGTATGGTTAGAATTAAGATGGAATATGGCTTTTTACGTGTCATTTAGTTTAAAACGGGCTATTTTACTGGGTTAAAAACGTTGTGAGTACCAATGTTGGTGGTATCTAAGACCGAATTGGGAAAATGTTCTTTTTGCGGTTGTTGAAAAACGTGAGGTATTGATTTTGTTGGGATTATTGATTTAGTAAAAAGTACTTTGAAAAAATTTTCTACAATATTTTGGTATAATTTGTTATTGTTATACATATTGTATATCTTTGTAGTATAACAACGTTGAAAATAAGATAGTTATGGGTAAAGGAAAAGTATTATTATATGGTGAACCTACTGTTCAAGTGAATATAAGAGTTCCTGAAAGTAAGAAGGAAGAAGTGTATGAGAAGTTCAAAGTTGTTCTTGCAGAGTATGAAAATCCAAAACGATACCTTGCTTTAAAAGAACCCACTAAAACTATATTTGTTCCTTTTACTGCGAAGAAGATTATGGTGGTAGGATATGCTTGTTTGAAGGACGAAGATAGTGATGTTTGTTATTGGAAAGATTCTGCTACTACTGCTTTGATGTTTGATAATGAGTTGCATTTAAAAGATTACTTAACCAAATTTAAACCATAAAATGATAAAACACACACGACTTACTATTTTGGATTTCCAAATAGCGGTAAAAGAAACGGAAACGTTTAAAGGATTTGAAACTTTTAAAAAAGGAATTGTTATTAAAAACAAAAATATTGCAAGGCTTCACGATTATTATCAGCAAGCGTGTAGAAATGGTATTGATTATTTAAGGCAAAACCCAAATATTTTTGGAAACGAAGTAAATATAATTGAAGAAATTTTAAATAAGTAAAAATTATGGAAATTACAGGAAAGATTAAGTTGATTAGAGATACACAAGCGGTGTCATCAAGTTTTAGTAAAAGGGAATTTGTAGTTGAAAGTTTAGAACAATATCCTCAATTGATACAATTAGAATTGCATCAAGATAAATGTGATATTGTAGATGCTTACAATGTGGGGCAAGAAGTGGTTTGCGGAATTAATTTACGAGGAAGAGAATGGCAAAGTCCTTTAGGAGAAACAAAATACTTCAATACAATAGTTTGTTGGAAAATACAGCCTGTTCAGTAATGGAAAGTTTATCAAAACGATACGAGAGTATATGTAATGAATATTTAGATTTGTTCTGCAAAAAACACGAAGTATATCATACTGGATGGATAGGAAACCAAGCTGGAGGAATAATTGAGATTTCTGATGCTTTTTTTAATTTTGACGACATACGATTGGATATTGATTTAGACGCTTTAAAAGAAGAAAAAAGCAGTATTTGGGATTGGTATTGGAGCAATATTGATTCGGAACAAATGATTAACTACTATTCATACCTAAAAGGATTACGAATACAAAATATAAATGGCTAAACCTACTTTTACTACTGATTTAATTCCAAACAATGAAATTATGGAAGTTTGCAAATTTGAGCAAAAATCAGGTAAATTTGTCGGAATGAAACTAATGTCGCACGGAGATTTTAAATCTATGGAAAAACAAAAATCATTTCGTTACCAAGAATATCAAAAAGGATATAGCCAATTTAAAAAATAATCTATTACCTTTGACTGTTTCATAAAATAATTTAAGGTTAGTTAATTAACTCCCACTTCATATAAAATTGAAAGTTGGGAGTTTTTTATTTTATTATGTTTTTATTTATATCTTTGTTAAAAACTTTAAAATCATAATATTATGGCAGCAGCAGGAAAATGGAAATTATATGAGCAAGCAAAACTTGACATGGCTAACGGATTAATGGACTTAGATACGCATTCTTATAAGATTGCTTTGTTTACAAGTGCATCGAATTGTAATACTTTGAATGGAACAACAGCTTTGGCTTCATTGACAAATCAAGTGGCTACAAATTTTGGTTACACTCAAAATAGTAAAGTAGTAGCTATTACAACTTCTAATTCAGGTGGTACTATTACGGTTGATGAAACAACAAATCCTTCTTGGTTGGCTAGTGGAGGTTCAATTACAGCAAGGTATGCGGTTATTTACAACGATACTCACGCTTCTAAACAAGCATTATGTGTTTGCTTATTAGATACTGCACCTGCTGATGTAACAGCAACAGATGGCAATACTTTTACAATTACTCAAAACGCAAGTGGAATATTCACTATTTTAGGTGGAGCAATAGACTAATTATGGCAATAGAAACAGTTGACGCAATTGTACAGGCTCTTAGTAGCAATTTCACAAGATTTATTATCGATAAAGGAGGTTTGACAAATCAAACTACAGGAAGAAATGGCTCTTTATGGAGAGTTACTAGTATTCCAGCGCAAGGTTCAATACCTTCTACTGCTGAAATTACGACTACAGCTACTTTAGGATCAATTCCTTTCACTAATCAAATAGCTCCATCAAAAGCTTATTTAGGCTTTGCTGATTATTCGGCTCAGATTGCAGGAATGGCTTTAATTTTTTGCGATAGGTTAGCGCATCAAGGAGGTTTAGTTTTAAACACAACAGCTTCACAAACCACAAATTTGCCTTTAAATTTAGCAACATTAGGAGTGGCTGCTGACAGAATAGGAGCTACTAATTTCAGTGAAATTCAATGGTATTTGGAAGTTTATACCGATGGTGGAGCGACAGCTTCAAATGCAACAATTAACGTAACTTATGACGATGACACAACGGGAGATTTAAACGTTCAAGCAGTTGGTGGAACATTAAGACTTGGCAATGCAATTGCATTAAACCCTCTTAAACCTGTAAATGATAAATATATCAAAGGAATCAACAGTGTTGTTTTGTCTGCTTCAACGGGAACAGCAGGAAGTTTTGGTTTTACAGCTGTTCGTGAATTAGCAAATGTAAGTAATGATGTGAGTTATAAAAGAGAAAATTTCGATTGGGCTAGATTAGGCTTTCCTGTAATTCCAAACGATGCTTGTTTAGTTCCAATGATAATATGTTTAAGTGCTTCTACTGGAGTAATAAAATCAACAGGTAAAATAATCTATGGCTAAATATTTCAAAACACAAGGTTCAAGACCTCCACGTGGTGGTGACCCTGTGTGGGAAGTAGGATCAGTTATTTTTAGAAATGAATTTTTTGAAATAGCATCTGGAAGTAGTGTAAATGTAACTCCTACAAATGGAGTAATAGCAATAGCAGGTTTTGCCACAAGTATTCAAACCCCTAAAAATGTATTGCCAAATTTAGGGGTTATTACAGTAAACGGAATTGCTCCTACTATATTTGCATCTAATAATAAAACTATTCTACCGAATTTAGGGGCTGTAAGTATTAGTGGATTTGCTCCAAATGCTACTGTATCAGACAACAAAAACATCGTAGTAGGAATTGGAAGTGCTAATATCAACGGATTTGAACCGATTGTTTTTGCAAGTGATAACAAAGTAATTATACCTTTATTCGGAGAAATAGAAATTAATGCGTTTTCTGCAACAGTTGAGGTAACGAATAACGTAAATATTTCAGTAGGTAAAGCAAACTTAGAAATAAACGGTTTAAGTCCTTCATTTGTTGCAAGTGATAATAAATTAGTTTTAGTAGATAGTGGCGAAATATCTATAATCGGATTACAACCTGATTTTAGAACAACTAATAATATAACGATAATTCCAAATGCAGGAGAAATTATTTTTAATGGATATTTTCCTTTAATTAGAATATATGATTCATCAAAACTTGAAAATGTAGAATTTGAAACCCAAATAACAAAAGGACTATATTTCGATAGTGAAATTCAAAAAGAAATATTTTTAAACTCGCTTATAACAAAAAACATTTCAAATAACACTACTTTTACAAAAGAAATAACCGAAAATGTTGAAATAACAAAAGAAATCAGTTTTAATTCTAAAGGAAAATAAAATGGGAAAAATATATGTAGGACAAGATTATAAAGTTAATATAACTTTAAATGAGAATATTACAGGTTCTCAATCGGTAAAAATAGCTTATAAACATAATAATGGAACATCAGGAGAATGGAATGCTTATATTATAGACAGTTTAATTGGAAAAATAGCTTATGATGTACTTGCTGATGAAAATAAATTATCAGGAGATATAAAAGTTTGGGCTAGAGTTACTGATGCAGACGGGTTATATTTCCCATCAACAACTGCAACTTATACAATACATAAAGAAGGAAACTAATAATTTATTTATGGAAGTTGTCGATTCAAGTAGGGTTATCCAAGCAAAATTAATGAGTAGTGCAATGACTTTTACAAAATACTTTTTTAAAAAGAGATTTGGTAGAACGTTTGTAGAAAATAGCCATCACGTAATTATCTGCGATGTGTTAGATAGAATCATAAAAGGCGACCTAAAACGAGTGTGTATAAGTATTGCCCCAAGATACGGAAAAACCGAATTAGCTGTAAAAAACTTCATTGCATTAGGTTTAGCACACAATCCTACTGCAAAATTCATCCATTTGAGTTATTCAGGAAGCCTTGCCGAAGATAATAGTGAAAGCGTTAGGGATTTCATAGATTCAGAAGATTACAGAAAGATTTTCCCATATGTGGAATTGAGTAAAAGTAGTGCAAGTAAAAGCAAATGGAACACTACAAGAGGTGGCGGTGTTTATGCTACTGCAACAGGAGGTCAAATTACAGGATTTGGAGCAGGAGAAGTAGATAGGGAATTTATGGATGGGATGAATGGAATGGAAGTTCTTTCTAATTCTAAAATATTTGCTGGAGCTATTGTTATTGATGATGCCTTGAAACCTGATGATGCGTTATCTGACTTAAAAAGACAAAGAGTAAATGAAAGGTTTGAGAACACGATTAGAAGTAGAACAAATAGTAGAGATACGCCAATTGTAGTTATCGGTCAAAGACTTCATTCTAACGATTTAATAGGGTATTTGAAAGAAACAGAAGGAGATGAGTGGGAGTTTATCGATATTCCGTGCATTTCAACTGATGAATTTGGAAATGAACACGCTTTATGGGAGTTTAAACAGACTTTAGAGGAGTTAAATCAAATTCGACAAATAGATAAAAACGTATTTGAAACACAGTATCAGCAGAATCCACAAGACTTATTAGGTAAATTATTGCCGTTACAAAGCCTTAAATTTTGGGATTTAAGCAGAATACCATTCGATAGTGTAGTATTTAAGTTCGCTTGTGGCGATCCAAGTAACTTTGGGGGGGATTATTTCAGTGTTCCATTTATTCACGTTGCAATTATCGAAAAAAAGGTAGTTTGCTTCGTAAAAGACATAATTTATTGCAAAGATGGTGTAGAAGTGGTAAATCAGGTTATTATTGATAAAAGTAGAAATAATTTCATTGAAGAAGTATTTTTAGAAGTAAATGGACTTGGAGTAGCAAGTTACGTACTATTAAAGAGAGATTTAAGCAATACTACTACCGTTAAGCCTTTTACAAGTACAATGCCAAAAGAAGCAAGGATATTAAGTAATTCAGAGTTTGTAAAAAACCATTTTATCTTTGATGAAAATTATAAATCTAACCAACAATACGCTAATTTTATAAAAGATGTAACGGGTTACGATAGAGAAGGAACTAATTTACACAGGAAAGATGCTATTGATAGTTTGTGTGCGTGCGCTAACATAATCAAAATAAAATACAAAGGATTATTGTACGGATAAATAAAAAATACGTTAAAAAAAAATAATATAATAAAAATTTATATATTTGTATCAAATTCAATATTGTGAAATATAGAAAATCGGCTTTAACAACTAAAAAAGGACTTCCTGCAATGTGGGTAGTCCTTTTGACTTTAATAAAGATATAAATGGCTTGGAGTATATTTGGTAAAAAAAAGGCTTCTTCTGGTTTTGCGGAACAGATGAATGATGGTGCTTGGTTGTCTTATTTTAATCAATTTGCAAGTTCATTAGAAAATGATAAATTAGTTAAGTACAAACAAGATATTGCTTATGAATTAGCTTTAAGTGTAGCCGAAATATACGTACCAATAGATGCAATTGCAGATAGATGTTCAAGCGTTACGTATGACATAGTAAATAAAGTTAGTGGAGAGATTTATACACCATCAGGAAATTTAAAGAGATTAATTAATAATCCAAATCCATTTGATAGGTTTAGCGATATAGTTTATCAAAGTATTTTTAGCGAATTGGCAGATGGCAATAGTTATGTGTATTCAAAAACACCCGATAGCATTAAAAATCCAACAATTGACAATATTAGTAATATTTGGGTATTAAGACCGAACCAAACACAAGCGATATTAAAGAAAGAGATTTCAAATCCTTTTTTGATGAAATCTATTTCCGAAATAATTGAAAAGTATAAAACTTATTTTATGTACGAACACGACTTGGAAACAAGATATGTGTATCATAAAACTACATTAGGAATTGATAGTAATGGAAAGGGATTAAGTCCATTGAGTGCTTGCCAAAAAAACATAAACAATCTTTTAGCCGTTTATCAGGCGAGATATAACGTTTATGCTAAAAATGGTACAGCAGGTATTTTGAGTAAAGCACCATCAGGAGGCGGAGGAGCAAGTTTGCAAGAGGCGATAGATCCAATTACAAGAGATACAATGATGAAAGACTTGCAAGATAGACAAGGACTTATAGGGGATAAAAACTTTATTGGAATTTCAAGTGTTCCTGTAGTATTTACAAAAACACTTGGAACTATTAAAGAATTAGAGCCATTTGAAGAAACATTAGAAGATGCTATTAAGATTGCAGGTATATTTGGAGTAAACAAAGAGTTAATTCCTAAAAAAGACAATGCAACTTTCTCAAATCAAATGATAGCTGAAAAAAGTTTTTGGCAAAATGTAGTAAAGTCAATGTGTGAGGATAAAGCAATAGATTTGAATAAGATTTTTTATCTACCAGAAGATTTGACTTTTAAACCTAATTTTAACGGAATAGAAGCCTTGCAAGAAGATAAGAAAAGTGGTTACGAAGCGGATAGTTTAATGATAGACAATATCGACAAACTAAAAGCAGGAGGTCGTAATATGGAAAAAGCGTTATTAATCATAGAAGAAAAATACAATGGAGAGTAAATTAGTAGAATTTAAAGCACAAAGGGAGTTGTATAAAAACCCTATTGCACTTCCAATAGATAATTTGCGTTCAAAATTTGAAGTAAATGAAAGGTCTATAAAAGGTTATCCTATTGTATGGGGTAGTAAGAATGACTATGGAGAAATTGTTTTGAAAGGAGCTACTCAAAATAGCTTAAACGCAAGAGGAGTGAATAGTACTAAGAATCCCATATTAGTTTTAAACCAACATAGACAAACAGAAATGTTGGCACGTCCTACTGTTCTACAAGAAGATGATTACGGATTGTATTTTGAAGCAGATATAATTGAGGGTGTTAAATACGCTGACGAAGCTATGGCACAAGTAAGACAAAATGTATTAAGACAATTATCATATGGGTTTAACTATGTTTGGGATAAAACAGAGTATAGCGAACAGGACGATGCTTACATACTCAAAGAAATACGTTTGGGAGAAATTTCATTGGTTACGTTTTCGAGTGATGAAAATGCGCAACTAAGAAGTTTTAACCAAATGCAAGAAAGAGCAATTTTGGACAAATTTAGTCCAGAGCAAATAAATGATTTACATAATCTTTTAGCGACAAGAGCCGTGACGAACACTCAAATAGAGGTAAAAGAGGAAATAATCGAAGTACAAAAAGGAAGAGTAACAATTTTTTAAAAAAAAACAAATGGAAAATTTTAATTTAAGAAGTGCATTAGAAAAAAATGGTGCGACTTTAGATGAAAATCAGATTAAGTTCGTTTCGGCATTTGAAAACGCTTTAAACGAAAGAGCTAAAACTCAAAAAGAAGAGTATTCTACTTCTATCAACGAGGCTTTAAGAGCTACAATTGGTGCAGAAGAAAAAGACAAAGATGGTAACTTGGTAACAATTGCCTCTCAAATTAGAAATATTGCAGAAGCAATGGAAAACATCGAGAAAAAACAAACAAGAAGTTTGTCTAATATCGAAAAATTCCAATTGCGTAAAGCGATAGAGGACAATAAAACTAAAATCAACGAAGCTATCCGCACAGGACAAGATTTTGAATTAGAGTTTAGTGCAAAACGTGCCGCTGCTAAGTTTACTGCTGCTACAGCACAAACTAACGACACAGGTGTATTGATTCCTATCAACGAAAACTACGAGTTGGAAAATGGTATTTCTGTTATCAGATACCCTGAAAACTTCATCTTGAATGTTATTTCTAACAGACAAGTTGCTAAAGTACCTCAACAAATCATCAAAAATGAGCAAGCAACAGCAGAAGGAGCAGTAGCTTTGGTTGCAGAGGGTGGAACAAAACCATTAACAAGCGATACATTCATTAGAACATTGACTACCCGTAAAAAATATGCAGGTCGTATCGAGTGGACAGAGGAGTTTGAGATGGATAACGATATGCTTTATGCAGAGATTTTGTCTTTGTTTGAAGATAAAGTAATCCGTGAGTGGCAAAAAGGATTGTTAGCAACTATCGTTACTAACGGAACAGCTTACACTACTTCTGTAATGGATGATACTTTAGTAATTCCTGATAATGGATTAGCTGTAATCGCTTTACAATCTGTAATCAATGGTATGAACTTTAACGCTGACACAGTGATTATGCACCCAAGCGATATTGTAACTACAATGTTCACACAGGATACTCAAGGTAATTCAAGATTGTTGCCTTATATGCAAAATGGTCAAATCAATGGTTTGAGAGTTTTTGCTAATAATGGTGTAACACTTGGAACAGTAGTAGTATTGGATAGTTCAATCTACAAAGAAATCCATTCAGGATTCATTTTGAGATTCGGTACTTATAACGACCAATTCATCAAAAATGAGAAATCAGCTATTGGGGAGGTATTCTCAATATTGAGAGTAGCGAAAAATAACTTGCCTGGTGCAATGGCTGCATCATTAGCAACTGTAAAAGCCGCTTTACTAAAACCGTAATCTAAAATTTTATAAATATGCCTAATTTCAGTATTAAAGAGCAAGAGGACAAGATTGTAGGAACTGCAACTTTTGACAAAGCATCGGATTACAAAACTGTAACATATAACGGGGAAACCTATTTATTGCACAAAGTACACGCTGATAAACTAATCGCTAAAGGATTAGCCAAGTTAGCAAAAGATGTTAAGATTGACGAAGGAGAGCCTACAATGACCATTACTAAACAACCTAAAGGATAAAACAATGATTATCGATTCTACATACTTTATAGGAAAAGAAACTTATATTCCAAATGCGGTTTTACAACCGAGTATTGGTAGTAATAATATTTCCGCTACTTCTGAATTACTTCAAGAGATAGAGGATAAAGAATCGGAATTAATGTTAGATGTTTTAGGGTTTAGCCAAGCTACTGAATTATATAACCAATTTGAGCCAGACGGTAGCTGGAAAGTTACCGCTTTGGCTAAATGGGTTGATTTAGTAGATGGAAAAGATAATTGGAAAGGATTGCGTTATACTATTGGAGGGAAAAAAGTAAGTCTTATTGCTTATTATGTTTTCTTCTATTATTTGGCTAATGATTATCATACCTATACAACAACAGGTATGCAGATTGCGAAGTCAGAAAATGCAGTAACACAAGATCCATCCATAAAACAAGTTTCTATTTGGAACAAGTTTATCAAAATGTATGTAGGAAGTCTAATGATAAATCAAGTACAGTTTACTTCTAATTGGAATGGTACAGCAATGTCTTTTAATGGTATTAATTTGAGTAACGAAGTATCGTTATATGAGTTTTTGCTAAACAATAAAGATGTTTATGACATTTCGTATTTTAAGAGTAAATCTGTAATAAACTATTTTGGACTATGATAGTTGTAGAAGAAATATTAACAGAAATCTTTGAACAACTACCATCAATTGATGGATTTAAACCTATATATAAATGGGGTAATGAGTTTCACTTACAACAACAACTTGAACTATACTCAAAAGCAAAAACAAGTCCTTATCCATTAATTTATCAAACATCAAATCTTTCTAAACAACAAACGTTTAAAAATGAGTGCGAAGCGAAACTAAAATTAGTATTAGCTTGCCAAAATACAAATGTAAGTTTAACGAATGAGGAAAGATGGGCGATGAGTTATAGAAACATACTCTACCCTTTATTTGGAAACATTGAAAAATGTTTTACAGGCGCAGGATGTGTTGTATGGAATGGCGACTACGATATGCAAGAGTTTCCTAATTACGGAAATGGTAAAGAAAACTTTACTTTAGATGTATGGGATGCAATTGTAATAGATGTTAAAATAAAACTTACAAATGACTGTGTAGGCGAAATAAGATTTTAAAAACAAAATAATTAACAATTAAAAAATAAAAAGATGGCAACACAATTAGGATTAAATTGCGCTTCTGACAGACGAAATATAGGTGTTGAAGCCTGTAATGTTCCGTTAGGACAAAAAAAAGGACATATCCAAGCACCATTAGATTGGTCTTTAAATATTGCAACAGAAACTTTTAATAAGGAGTATGTAAACGATAAAATTCAAGATGGTACATTTAAAATCATCGGAAACGCTTATGCGGTAGTAACTGAAACAGCAGAAGACACGACACAAGAAAGCACAAGCGGTCAATTATCAGTGGTTCGTAAAGCACTTCCAATTGTAACTACAACGGTTAAAAAAGGTTACGAAGGTCACGCTGGTATGTTTGATATGAGTGCTGATGGTATTTATTCAGTATTAGAAATTTATGAATCAGGAGTTATTGCTGCTGTAGTTTCTAAAGATGGAACAACTATTAGTGGATGTGCTGTAGGAATGTATGAAGTAGGAACATTTGTTGATAACAACGGTTCTGAAAGTGCTTCTACAATGATTAAATATCAATTGACTGATGTAGCACAATACAACAAAGACAGAGTTTTCTTGACTAATTTGGACTTCAATCCAAATACAGAAATTAACAACATAATCGATGCTACATTAGTTGCGAGAGCAGTTGTTACAGGAAACAAAGTGTACACTACAGTACAATGGTCAAGAAACTTAGGTTTTCCAATTAAAGGATTTGCTGCTGCTAATATGAAGTTAACTATTAACGGTGTAGATAATGCTATTGTAGGTGCGCTTGTTTATAGCTCTACTACTGGCGAGTACGCAATTACTCCAACAGCTACTTTGGTCGCTACGGATGATGTCGTAGTAACTTTGAACGATGCAACAGCTTCTATTGAAGTAGCAAAAGTAGGAACTAAATTCTATTCAGGATATAGTAATACTGCTGTAGCTGCTTAATTAAAAACGTAAATAGATTGAAAGACTGAAAGGCATTGCGTATTGTAATGCCTTTTTTTATAACTTTGATAAAAAAAATTATGATACAATTAAATATTTTTGAAGTAACATTATTTGGTGACGATGCATTAGAATTTTGCTCTAAAACCAAAAAAGAAAAATCAGATTGGATAAAAGCCAATACAAGACAAAAATCTACTATTTTGATAAAAGAGTTTATCGACAACGTAGAAAACTCAAAAGTTTCCCAATGTAAAAACTGTAAATGTAAATAATGGCTTCTGCTGCTGAAATGTTAAGACGACTTCAATCTGTAAACGATATTAATGTTTTACAGGATATGGTTTATGTGCATATTAAGGCAAATGAGGATATTTTAAGGAATTTAAAAGAGGAAGAGTACGAGAAAGGTGATATTTATAGCGACCAAACAACAGCTTCGTATAAAAATCCATTTTATGCACAATATAAAAATGATTTAAATCCTATTGCTGGTTTAGGTAACGTAGATTTAATAAATTATGGAGATTTTATAAATAGTTTCATAATACCTAAACCGAAAGAGAATAAATATTTATTCGATGCTACTGATGGGAAAAAAAATAAATTGATTGGAAAATACGGAGATATTATGAGTTTGAAACAGCAAACATTTGAAGATTTCCAATATGTATTTATAAAAGACCCATTCGTAGCGGATTTAAGAAAAATAATAAACAAAAAGTAATGCCTAAGTATAATAGCGTAAATAACATTCCCGCAAAGATTTTCTTCGATGTTCTACACGAAAAAGACTTTGATTTATTAGAGCCAACAGAAGGAGAGGAAGGATTGGAAGAAGTGTTTTCCGCTATCTACGATGATTATTTTGTAAAATCAGATAATGCACGTTCAAAAAGATTTTTAGAGTTACAGCAAGAGATTTATTTTATGAATTATAAGATACAAAGCGTTGTTCAGATTATAGATTTCTTAATGTTTAATACGACAACACTTGAAATCAGAAAAACGCTCTTAGAATCGCTTATTTCAATCGGAGTAAACATAAGTTTAGAAAATGAATTTGTAGAGGAAGTGCAGAACATATTAAATATTGAACTTGGAATTTTGCAGAACGATTTGAGTTTCTTACAAATAGAAATGAAAAATATGCAAAGTGAAAATACAGAAGGAGTATTTGACTTTTATGAATCACTTGTGGGATTAGAAAGTATTCACGAACGGTCATTAGACGATGAAATGGTGTTGATAAAGTATATAAATTACGAAAAGTTAGCCATCAAAAAAGCGGAACTTCAAAAAAAACAGAATAAAAAATATAATACATAGTAACAATGAGCGAATTTCTTGAAATACTTAGTCCATCAGCGAAAGCAGAATTACAAGCAATAATGCCTTTGGTTAAGGAATTAGCTGATAATATCAAGCAAATTAATAATTTTAAAGCATCGGGAAGTCCATCAGGTGCGGATAAGAATATTAAGGGAATGACTGATTCCTATAAGGCTCAATCTTCCGAGTTGGAGCAAATAAAAAAGAAATTAGCAATGATTTCTTCTTTAAACAAACAAAGATACCAAGAGGAGGCTAAGTTAATTGCAGACCACGATAAAGCATTAATTTTTCAATCACAAAATGAATTAAAACAAGAGAAAAAAGCTGCTGAGGAAAGCATTAAAACAGCAAAAGCAAAACTATCTCTTATTTCTTCATTAAATAAACAGCGATATTCAGAAGAAGAAAAATTAGCCAACGATGCTGAAAAAGCAATGTTGCATAAATACCAAGAAGAATTAAAACAAATCAAAGCAAAACAATCATTGATTTATTCTTTGGGACAACAACAACAAAAACAAGCTGAACAAGAAGCTAAATGGAGTAGAACTGGTTCAAGTTCTGCAATTCCAGGAATGTCGCAAAAGATTTCTGATTTAAAAGCAACACAACAATCTGTTTTAGCAAACGAAAAATTAAACAGAGCCTATGTTCAACTAACAAATAGTCGTGAACAAGCGAAGAATAAACTTCAAGACTTAATAGCTTCCGAAAGAGCATCAAACGCAGAAATACGAAAAGCACAAAAAGAGTTTGACGTACTAAATAAAAAAGTTGCTGCTGCGGATAAAGCAGTAGGTAGATTTAGTGATGCTAATCGTAAAATAAATGGTTTGGCAAGTAGTGTAGGTAATTTAATGACTGCTTTTGGAGTTGGAACAGGATTATATTTAGCTGTTGATATTGTAAAAGGTATTTACGAAACTACAAAAGCCTTGCAATCTATGGATTTGGCTTTGAAAATGGTTTCTGGAACACAACAAGAATTTGCAGAAAATCAAGCTTTTATTGCTGCTACTTCTGAAAAATGGGGATTAGAAATTAAAACTGCTACTGAACAATATACTAAATTCTATACGGCATCTAAAGGAATATTAACAGATACTGAAATAAAAGATATTTTTGAAAGTTTAGCAAAATCAGGTTCGTTACTTGGTGCAAGTGCTGAAAAACAAGAAGGAACATTTGTTGCATTAGAACAAATGATGTCTAAAGGTAAAGTAACAGCAGAGGAGCTTACTAAACAATTAGGTAATGCAATGCCGGGTGCTTTGAGAGCAATGGCAATGGCATATATGGAATTGCACCCACAAATAACTAATATTCAAAAAGCAGAACAAGCATTATTTGCTGATATGAGAAAAGGAGCAATTGATTCAGCTACTTATGTTCCGTTGTATGTTAAAAATTATGAAAAACTTGTTGGTATTGAAATGGTTGATAAAGTTGAAACTTTACAAGCTGCTCAAAACAGATTAAAAAATACTTGGACTGATTTAATTCGTTCTATGAATGAAAGTAATAATTCAGGATTAGCTAAGTTTTTAAATAGCACAATGAAAATGTTAGGTAATTTTGTTGATTTTACTAAATTATTATTTAAAGATGAACAACAATTACAAACATATTTTCAAAATTTTGGAAGAATGAAAGGTGTAAAAGAGTACGATGAAATAATGAATAATATTAAAAACACTTCTAAAGAAAATATAGAATTAACTAAAAAAGAATTATTATTTAGAGAAAGAGAAACAAAAAGGGTAAATTTAGAAATTGTAAAATCCGAACAAGAAAAAAGAAAATCAATTATTGGTGGGGATAGGGCTTTATTCCACTTACAGACAAAAGCAGAAGAAGATGCTTTAGTACAAATAGGAAAATCACAAGCCATAATTGATGAATTAACTAAAAAAACAGGCATAAAACCAAAAGCAGGTGGTGCTCCACCTGCAAAAACACAAGCGCAAATAGATGCAGAAATTGAAGCTAATGCAAAAGCAAATGAAAAAAGATTAAAAGCTATTGAAGAAGCAGCTAAAACAGAGTATGATTTAAAAATAGCTCAATTAGAACTTCAAAAACAACTTGCTCAGGAAGAAATAGATTTAGCAAACGCTGTTACTCAAAATAAAGAAATTCAATATCAAGATGTAGTTGACGCAACTAATTATTACAATGCTATATTATTATCTATTGAAAAAGCTAAATATGACGAAGAAGTAAGATTAGCAAAAGACAATGCGAAAGAAAAAGAAATTGCTTATAACAAGTGGTTTATTTCTGTTATGAAATTAACAAAAGAAAGCAATGAATCATTATTGAAAGTAACAAAAGATTTTGCTAAAGACGGAAATGATGTGGCTAAAAAAATGTTGTCAGATTTTGAAGATAATGCAAAAACGTTTGAAGAAATTGACAAACGAATGAAAAAAGGTAAAATAGATAATGACAAAGAATCATTAGAAGCACAAAGAAAAACTTTTAATGAGTTTATGGGAACTTTTGCTGATAAAATGGGTTTTGGAGAATCATTTGAATTATTCGGACAATTAGATGAAGATGGAGAAACTTACTTTACTAAATTATTAGACGCAGAAGATAAAACAAAAGCATATTTCCTTGCTATTTCTACTGCTGCACAAGACGCATTAAATATTGTTGACCAAGCGGACGAGGAAAGATACCAAAGACGTTTTGCAAGGTTAGATAAAGAAGAAGCAACTGCTTTAAAATACGCAGGAGATGGCGCTGCTGCTAAAGCTAAAATAGAAGCCGATTTCGATAAAAAACGAAAAGCATTAGAGGTAAAGGAGTTCAAGAGAAAACAAAAAATGGCAATTGCTAATATTGCTATAGATACAGCACAAGCTATTATGGCTTTATCTGCAAAAGCAAAATCGTGGATGATACCTGCTATGATAGCATTAGGGGCTGTTCAAATTGCAATGGTAGCCTCTCAAAAACCACCTGAATATTGGAAAGGAACGGACAATGCGGAAGCTGGATTAGCTTGGACACAAGAACGTGGAGCTGAAATAATTTTGGACAAACACAAACGAGTTAAGTCTTTCGGTTCGGATGGTGGTGCGCAATTGACTATGATGGAGAAAGGAGATAAAGTAAAAACAGCAAGTGAAACGAAACGAATAATGTTTGATGCAGGATTGAACTCGATACTATCGAATAACGGTATTAAAGAAGCTAAAATTGAAATCGTGAACAAAGGTTTGACAGTTGATGAAATGGATATGGTAATAGGAAAACACTTTGCTAATATCCAAACAAACCACACTTCATTTGACCAAAGAGGCATACAGCAATGGTCAGAGAAAAACGGAAATAGAACAATTAGAAACGCCAATCGTGGAAGCGGAATTGGTTTTAGAGTATAGCTATGAAATACTATTTAAACTTTTTATCGGATAATTACGGACGTAAATTGATAGACGAACCTGTAGGAGTTGCTGAAATTGACTTCAATATCAAGCAAGAGCAAGGGCGTATGGCGAGGGATTACACATTGAATGGAGATATTATCGAGTTCGAGTTTAGCTATATGCGAAATCACGAATTAAAACAGATGCTTTACTACTTCAATAAATTTGGGTACGAAGCAAGGGTTGAACTTGAAATAGTAATAGACTCAATCAATACTTATATTTGTGAATTAGACTTTGCTCAAGCAGAAACAGACGATTTAGAGTACTTTAAATGCAAAGGAATACTTATAGCAGACAGACAAGTAATTAAACGCAGAAAAAGCGTAAAAGTGGACTTATTCAGCGATAAAAACGTAGATGGAGATTACATTCCACCTTTAGTTGCTGAAAATGTTCTGATAATAGCAACTCCTTTAACTCAAAATTCTTTATGGGATCAACCAAATCAATTTTATGAAAATTTAGATTCTAAAGGAAATGATACAACAGCTTATTATTATGCAAATCCTTGTGTTAATATTGTAAAATCAGAAATAGAAGATACGGTAAATAATTTTTCATCATTTATAAAACAAGGAGTTGATGATATAGAAGATTTTCACATTTTAAAAGCAAAAAATAAACTTAAAAATGTACAAATAAATCTTAAAAATGTAGATTTAACCTTAGTTACAGACGTGGATAACGGGGGGAATGGATATGTGGATATGAATCTTTCTGTATATTATGGGGAAACTTTTGCTTCTGCTACTAAAATACAACTACTAACAGCATACGAAACAAAAGGTAAAACTTTTAATTTTAAAGATGATTTCAATATAATCATAAACGAAATAGACGTAAATCAAAAAGTTTGGGTAAATTTTTACTTTAAAGTAAGACAATCTGCTACAATTCCTTACACCAAACCAAGATTTGAGTGTTTCACTACTATAAAAGAAATGAGTATCGATATAAAAGTAGAAAGCACATCTTATAATTCGATAGTTCCAAGTGTAAGCCTTTACGATGCAATGAAGCAAGTGGTTAAATCTATTTCAGGATTGGATATAACTTCTCCTCGTTTTGATGTAGGCGGAAGTATTTACGGAAACCGACTAATGAACGGTAATGCTTTACGAAATATTAAAGGGAAACCATTTAGCATTAGCTTAGAGGATATAGAGAAGAGTTTAGGAGAAATGAAATGCGATTATGAGATAACTGCTGATGGTAAAGTTTTCTTTGGAAACGAAGTTGATTTCTATACATCAAATGAAATTGGATTTTTTCCAAACACGCAGTTTTCAGAAATGTCAAAAACATTCAATCCGCTTTATTCGGTAAACGAGTTTTACTATAACTTCAAGAAATACCAAGCATTAAAAGAAAATACAGTAGCAGGAACAGCAGATACGATACACGGAGAGAGTAGATATGTTTTCCATAATAAAAAAGTAGAAAACAAAAAAGTAGTAGATATAGAATGGTGTAGAGATATTTTACTTATCGAGGAATTGCGTAAAATAGGATTGAAGATAGGAGAAAATACATCAACACAAGAAGATAATGATATTTTTATTTTAGATTGCGTTGCTACAACTATTGACCAAACATTTACAGAATCATTAGAAGTAATGCACACTTACGATGCTACGAATACTAAATTGATTTTAAAAAACGACAATTCATTTAATTTCCTTGTTATGGGAATATTTGAGGGAAGTGCTTTTGAGATATTGCCAAGCGACAATAACACAGCAGAATATACTGTTTTCAAATCTACTCCAAACGAATTAACACTAACAAGAGTTACGGCAGGAACAAATAGTAGCGTAAATGATGGATTGCGTTCTACAAAAATAAAATATACTATTGACGATGCTGTAATTCCTTTTACTAATCGAACGATTGAAGGATTTGACACCGAGCCTATTAATTTAAATGCAGGAACAAAATGCTCTAATTTGAGATATACAGTAGGCAGAAACATTCGTAATTTTTGGTGGTCATACTTATCAACTGTAAACCTTTATTGGAAAACAGTAAGTATTAAAAACAATTGGTATAAAAACAACGGGGAATGTACAACAGTTTACGAAGGAATTACGGTAAAAGAAAAAAGCGACATTACACCTGATAATCCGATAGTAACGCCAATGATGTACAATAAAATGGTGTTCTCAAATGTAGAGTTTTTAGATTATGTTACTTTGCAAAACAATTTAAGAACTTTAAGAGGGTTTATCAGAGCAATAGACAACAACGATAAAGTAATCAAAGTTTACCCAACAGAATTAATGTATTCAATGCTTGACAGAGAATTAGTAGTAAAAGGAGAGGAAAAATACGAACCGATTACAATGACTATTTCGACTGCTGATGCTTTAATCACAATTAACAGCGAAACGATAACTGATAGCGTAATAACTGAAATAATAGGAGAGAAATTCTATATTTACGACTTGAACAGGCAGTTGCTTTACAACGGAGTTTATTGGAATGAGGTTGCAATTAACGGTGCTTTAGCGAGTTCAAAAACAGAATTACAAGAATGGGCGAATTTATTACCATAAATTAATTATATTTGTACTATGATTTATCTATATAGAAGTTTGAATGAGGCATTAAGTAAGGTGAGTTCGCCTTACAATACTCAATTTATCAGTAGAGGTATTCACTTATTGCCTAATAATGAAGCGAAATACGTTCAACAAACAAATACAGAAGGTGGTATTTCATTGGAAGATTGGACAGTTTATATTGTAGATTGCAAAGGAACAAAAACAAATGTTTCAAGTTATTTTTTAGTTGAAAAATTAGTAAATGCAAGTGATGGCACACCACAAATAGTATGGTCTTTGTTAGATGTTCCATTTGATTTTGGTTGGAATTTAGTTCATTTAGAAATAAATCAGACTTTAGGGGAAACATTCTACTCAAATCGTTTTATGTTAACTGATGTAAATAAGGACAAAACGGTTCAACTTCATTATAAAAAAGAAAAAAACGATGATTTTCTTTCGATTGGGGTAACAATGTATTACAGCGATGAGGATAAAAAGACAGAGTTAAAGACATATTACGAAATATCAACAAAGATTACTACTACTTACGGTGTTAAAACAAGTAAATTTGATATTTACAATACCGAATTAATGCAAAAATCCCTTTTGGTACAATTATCAGACATCTTTGAATATCCTTATTGTTATTTAGATGGAATTAGGCATTATTTATTCGAGGCTATTACGATACCACCGAAAAAAGGTAGCGAAAATTACGGTCAAACAGAAATAAAACTATCTAAAAACGTAAATGATAAATTCGGATTACAAGCAGATTACTTAGATATTGACTACGGTGAAGTAGATTATTTTACAGGAGGAGTAGCAACAGGACTTATATTTAATAACATATTTAACGACATATTCGGATGACAAATACACAATTAAAAACGCAAATTGATACACAGATAACAAATGAAACTGTAAAATCAGGAATAACACCAACAGAAGTAGGTAATAATATTAAAGCAGTTGTTGATTATGCAGACCAACAAGATGCTACCAAACAAGCTACTTTAGTATCAGGAACAAACATTAAAACTATTAATGGCACAAGTGTTTTAGGTAGTGGAGATATTATAGTAGGAACACCTGTTAAAACAGCAGGGGTTATTGACGCAGATAATGTTTTATTTTATAAAACTCTTGAATTTGATTTGAACACGGTTAATACTACTGGAGCAAGTGATAAAGTAATATTACCAACTACCACAGATATAGGTAAAGAAGTTTTAGTTTTTGCTGCTAATAACGCTAACGCTTTTTCTGTAAGAGGTAATGTATCAGGAACTGCTGTTTTGTCACCAGGCGGAGTGTCTAGTCAAGTTGGAAATATATCTGTTGCAGCAAATATATCATATAGATTTATTCATTTAGGAAGTGGATATTGGAAAGCTGAATTAATTTAATTATAAATTTTATGACTTATTCAGAAATAGAAGATTTAATCGAAAACAACCTTGCATCGGGGATAAAAATTCCTGCGGTTGACCATAGAGAAGTGGAAATGGCTTTGTTGAATTATATTAATGATAATTTACCTAAACAATTTGATATTAAATGGATTTATGTTGATTCTGTTTATTTAGGCAATAACTTTGAGGTAAATGGGTTAGGTAAAAATTTACGTTTAGGATGGGCTTTAGTTAATGGAAATAATGGAACACCACCTAATAGTGCTGGTAAAATGTTTATGAATTATGGGGGAGATTTCACTACTTTAAATCAAATTGGAGGCTCAAAAGATGCTGTAGTAGTAGCACATACACACGCTATAAATTATGCTGCTAATTCAACAGGTACAAAATATCCTGAAACACCTTATATCGGTGACACAATAGGAGGAGCAATGCAAGGAACAGAAACAACAGGCGAAAGTGGAGTAGGTAAAAATATGCCACCATACATAACCTTAGTAGCAATAATGAAAATATGAGTACTTTAACCATAACCAAACAAACTGGAAATTTCTTCGATTTACAATTAGATGGAGGAGATATAATTTCATCGGAAATAAACAGACTTACAACAGTAGGTGATTTTTGCCACTTTAAAACTTTGTCTGGGGCAAACATTATAAAAGACCAAAATGTACTTTATTCAGATGTAACACTTATAGCATCAGGAACTTTTACTTTTGCTTCTTCTTTAGCATTAAGATTAAAATTAAAAGAAGTTGGGTTTTTTGATGGAGTTTCAAGCGGTGGAGGAGGAGGAGGCGGTGGAGTTGACCAATTTACAGAATTATTAGACACTTTCAACTCATATATCGGTAGAGATGGACAAGCATTAGTTGTAAACGAAAGCGAACTGAAAATAGAAACAGTACCATTTTCAAATGTTTCTGCTTTTACTGATTTAAGTGACACTCCAAATCCGTTACTACCAAACAAAATGATAGTAACAAATTCAGCGGGGAATGCGTTGATAATGACTAATTTACCAGCAACTCCAGAAACTTACTTAAACGCGGTAGGAACTTTTCATTATGCTGATTTAGCAACGCAAACAGTACCTTTAGTTATTCTTCCTGCAACACCAAAAAAATTAACGAATGATGCAGAAGGTGTTTATACTAATTTAGCTAATACTC